TCCCGTAGCGGTGGGCGCTGTGCCTATTATCCACGCTTTGCGCATTAATTGTGCCGTGGGAATCGACCTGCAAAACGCTGACAGAATTGTAGCGCGAAAACTGGCGTTTGACGGCACAGTGCTCGAAACCTATGACGGTGTTATTGGCGCGCCCGTGGTCAATCAATCGCGGCAAGAGGCCACAATGAGCGTTAGGCAGGGGGTGTAATAATATGGCGAAGATGCCTTGCAATATTGTGAATGGTGAAATCTCTGTTCGCATTGAGGATACGGACTTGTTCCGTGATATTGTCGAACTTTTAAAGGATGCCGCAGAAAAAGATACAACCATATTACCGCGATTGGCTAAAATTATGTCAAAACACAGTACGAAACACGAATATTCTGTAAAGGGTGATGCCGATGGCTAATCTGTATGAACTCACAGCAACCAGTGTCACCAGCGGACTTGTAATAGCTCTGGGCGAGGCATTCCCGGGAGTAATGCGGTATCGGGAAACAGCGCCGGTTCAGTTGCTTGCATATCCCCACTTTTTTGTCAATCAGTTGACGCTTGACATACAACCGGAACGCCGCAACCACTGGATGGTTTCTTATTTTGTGACGATTCGTTATCATGTTGCTGCCGACCCAAGTAGTGTCAATCTTTTACAGCAACAACTCGACGATATAAGTATCCGGTTGTTGTCGGATTTGGAGTATATTACATGGAACGGCATGCCAGTGGAGTTGAAAAATCGACGAACCGAAAAGGTGGATGGAAACCTCTTCTTTTTCTGCAATGTGAATGTTTTAGCGACTAAACCAATTGGCCCCGAACCGTTACAGGAATCGCTTGAAACAAACATTTCACGTGGATAATTCCTTGTATTTAAACTGTTTTTATAATATAATATTTTTGATATGGATAGGGTCTGCAGCCCGAAAAGGCGGTTTCCTAGCCGCCTTCCATGCCTTAATAATTAGGACTAAACGATAGGAGGTTTTGTTTTTATGTTTTGTGTAAACTTACGAGATGAACGGCTCGGAGAAATCGGGCGAATGAACAATGGCTTGAGTGCGAGAATTATAGAATACCGAACCACAAAAAGCATTGATGTTGAGTTTGAAAATGGAATAATTGCAGAAAATAGGGAATATGGCAAGTTTAAGCTCGGAGAAATTGCGTGTCCACTTATTATTGAGACAATTAACGATTATGCCAAAGTCACAAACATCAACAACGAGCAACCGTTGACATGGTTGATGGATATTGAGGATTTGCCCTTATTGGATAAATATAAATGGGGCAAAAACCACGAAGGTTACATCTCTCGCCATGCGCGCAACTCTAATCCGAGAACCATTTTCCTTCATCGCGTTGTTATGAATGCACCTGGCGGAACAGAGGTCGATCATAGGGATGGAAATAAGCTAGACATTCGCAAACAAAATTTACGATTATGCACATGCGCTAAAAACAGTCTTAATAAAGGCGCGAGGGGTAATAACACAAGTGGTTATAAGGGCGTATCTTGGCATCCAACAACAGGCAAATGGCGAGCATTGATAGCCGTCAATCGGCGACAAATAAGCCTAGGTTTATATTACGATAAGAAAGATGCTGCCAGGGCCTACAATGCCGCCGCTCTCAAATATCACGGCGAATTTGCAAAGCTAAACGAAATTTAAACCACAATTTCATAATTAAGCGTTCATCAGATGATGGGCGTTTTTTTGTGCCAAAATTTAAGGAGGTAATTTTATATGGGTGGACGATGGATCTCGCAGAACAAGACCCGTCCGGGCGTTTTTATCAACTTCACCGCCGTTTCAGCCCCGACTATGCAGGTTGGAGATAGGGGAATAGGTACATTGGCTATACCGCTTTCATGGGGACCGGAAAATACTATCATAGAAGTGTACAGCACCGACCTCACGGACGGCAGTAGCCTGTCAAAAGTAGGTTTCACGGCTTTCGATGCGGAAGCCAAACTGCTCAATCTTATGTTGTCTGGCTGTTACAAGGCGCTTGTCTATAGGCTCGATAGCGGCGGCGTGAGGGCAACAGCAACACAGGGCAGCTTGACGGCAATAGCGAAGTATCCCGGAACCAAGGGCAATATGATTACTATAGTCATAACCGAATCCGATGGCCTTTTTACGGTCACAACCTACGTTGATGGCGTAAGCAGGGACGCTCAAACCGCTTCCACGGTGCAGGAGCTTGTAAACAACGATTACGTGGAGTTCAGCGGCTTTGGTGCGTTGGATATAAATGCCGGCATTACTCTAACTGGCGGCACGAACGGCACAGTAACACCAGCGACGGCTTACCCGGCATACCTGTCGTTGGCACGCAAGGCGCGCTGGCAGACAATGGCACTGACACAGAATAACGATACTTTTGCTGCGCAGTTCGCCAAGTTTGCGGAGGAAATGCGCGACACAGAGGGCAAGTACGTCCAGGTTGTTGTTGCAAATTACGATGCGGCCGATTACCACGGGGTTATCAATTCCGACTGTGGTGTAATGATGGGCGATGTCGAGGTGACCGCCGAAGAGGCTACTGCTTGGGTTGCGGGAATTACCGCTGGGGCATCCGTGACTGAATCGGCAGGTTCACAAGCGTTTGCAGGTGCAACACGAATTTTAAATACACGTACCAATTCCGAATACGAAGAAGCTCTACAGCACGGGATATTTGTACTCAGGACGAATATTGACGGACAAATCGTACCAGAAAAAGACATAAATAGCCTGCATACATTTACAAGCAAGCTTTCAAAAGATTTCAGATTAAATCAAGTTATCCGCGTGCTCGATGAGGTCGGAACAAGGCTTACCGACACTTGGGAACGAAGCTACAGAGACAAAATCCAAAACAACGAAAATGGACGCAACGTTTTCAAGTCAGATGTTTTGACATATCTTAACGAGCTACAAAGAATTGGAGCCATAGATAATTTTGAGGGCGCAGACGATATTGAGATATCAGCAGGGAAAGAGAAAACGTCTGTCATGCTTACAATTAATAGACTTAATCCAATCGCCGCAATGGACACTCTGTATGCTCTTGTGTACGTAATATAGAAAGGAGGACTATAGATGGCATTAGCATTTGATGCAGTTCCCGTCCATGGAAGAGAAGGAACAGTTACCGCAGTTATCAGCGGAAACGTTGTAACATTGGGCGAGATTAAGACTTTAACCGGTTCTATAGAATTTAATAAAAGCGAGTACAATGTGCTCGGGGACAGAGCAACAAGACACAAGTATGCAGGATGGACAGGAACGGGATCATGCACCTATCACTGGCTGTCGCCGGTTTTTACCGCAATGATTATCAGAGGGGCAAAGACGGGAGTTATGCCGTTTTTCACAATTACCGCCACCAATGACGATCCGGCCAGTTCCGCAGGACGGCAAACTATAAAGTTAGGGCAGGTAAGTATTAACGGTGGCGATATCGTTCAGCTTGACGTGGACAGTGAATCATTGGAAGGAAGTTTTGATTTTACGTTCAGCGAAGTAGACGGTCTGGAATATTTCAATACACCAGTTTAAGGAGGATTTTTTATGAGTAGATTACAGGATTTATTGTTATTGCCGGACGTGTCAGAAATCAAAAAAGATATATATATTAGCAAACAACTTGGTTCGTTTGTGGTTGAACCATTAACCGAGAAGCAGTTGCAAGGATATCGTATACGGAGCAAAAAAAAAGATAACGATATTGATGTTAATAAGTTAAATTGCTTGGTTATTGAAAATCATGTAATAGATCCAAATCTTAAGGATGCGGATTTTTTGGAAAAAGCAAAGTGCGATACCGTTGCGGATTTTATTAACAGGAAATTTACTGCCGGAACGACCGCAAGGATTGTCAATAAAATCATGGAAATAAGCGATTTGAGCGATATTGACAAGGATATAGAAGAAGCAAAAAACTTATAGCGTCCGACGGCGAGGCGGCATATTGCCAATATGCCGTCCTTAACATGGGCTATAAGCCGCATGAGTTTGTCGGACTTTCCAAAGAATGCATCGATCCGCGAAAAGAAGAGGCTTTTGTAATTGCTTGTATAGGAAATAAAATAGATGATACAAAACGTCGGCAAAAAGAAGTACAAACAAAGCCGAGGATAAGGAAGAGGGGCAGGTGAACATTATATCATGAGTACGATCAGTAGCACATTGGCGCTTGAGGATCAAATGAGCGCCGTCCTTGCTAGTATTACTAATGCGATGACAGGCACTACATCAGCAACGAATGACCTTGTTCAAAAAATTGAACAATTAAGTTCGGTTTTTTCCCCGGTAGCAACTGATGCAGAAACAGCAGGAGATGCTGTAGATCAAATGAATCAGAGCTTGGCGGACACATCAGTTGTCGCACAAGACGCTGCTGATCCTATTGATGCCGTAGTTGATAGCATGTCGGCGGCCGAAGCTGCAATAAATACAACAAGCCAGGCCGTTGATGATGTATCTTCGTCTGCACAATCAGCGACCGAATCAATAACAGATACAGAAGACGCATTGCAAGTAATAAATCAAGCAACAACAAATACATCCGCAGTTATGCAATCAACATCATCATCAATATTGGCGGTAGAAAATGCACTTCAAAAAGCTTATGATGCCATGAATATCGCTTCGCAGAGCGCAGCCAATTACCAGAGTGAATTGGATAGGATCACGGAGGCCATGGATAGAAATGAAGCAAAAATACACGAATTAAACGCAGCACAGGAACTCGCGTATTCGGAAAAACGGCAATCCGTGATAGACAAACTCATAGCGGCACAAGATAAGCTTAACGGAACCTACGGAAGGACAGAGGTTGCACTAATGAAAGCAAATGCGGCCTATGGACAACAAAAAAGTAAGGTTGAGCAACTGGAGCAAAAAATAAAGGAAATGTCAGGAAGCAAAGAAGCCGAAGAATGGAACAAGGAAATGCTCAAATCGGAACGCCAGCTTGCAAAGATACAAGATGGGCTTTCTGGAATTGCGCAAAAAATAAAAGGAGCAGCAAATCCGTTCGGCGGTTGGTTATCGAAAGCTGCCGGAGTATATAGCACCATGCGCCTGATCAACCGGATAACCAACGCTATCAAAGGTTCCGTTGTTTCAGTTCTTGACGCCACTGGAAAATGGGGGACGACCACTGACGGAACGGCGACGGTCATGAACAAATTTAATCAATCAATCGAAAAATCACAAAAGGCGATTGGTGACCAGCTTCTCCCACTCATGGCGATAGGATCAGAAATGGCGGCGAGTGCATTTGACTGGATGGCGCAGAAGGCTGTAGCTGCCGTTACCTGGATTAATGAAAACATTGATAAAGTCGTGATGGGATTAACGATACTTAGCGTGTTTGTGTTGGCGGCTGCGGCAATATGGGCCGCATCATGGGCACTTGCGAACCTGCCGTTGCTTTTGATTATCGGATTAATAGCAGCTGCATCTTCCGCGCTGGTTGATGCCGGGGTAACGGTAACGGATGTTTTGAGTGTTGCAGGTGCGGGGTTTGGGGCGCTATATGCCGTTGTAGATAATGTTGTAACATTGGCATGGAATGCGATAGCGTCATTTGTGAATTTTATTGGCAATGCATTCAAGGACCCCATAGGAGCTGTAAAGGTTTTGTTCTACGATATGTCAATAGGAGTCATTGAAGTTGTTGATGGTATGGTTACTGCTATCTTAAATCTTATCAAAATAATACCAGGCGTTAGTAGCGACATTGGCTCCGGAGTATCCGGGTATCTTCAAAACAAGGTGGAAGAACTCGGTATTGCCCGCGAGGCGGCGAAAGAAGCCATGAATTGGGAAGAGTTCGTTGCGCCTAGGGAATATAAAGACATCGGCGATACAATGAATGAATTTTCCGAAAAATTTGCAGGTATCGGCGACAAGCTGGGCGGCATCGGGGATAAACTTACCAATTTTGATTTAAGTAAATACACCGCTGCGGGCCCAGGCGGCGGAAAAGCATTAAAGACTACTGGCGAAGTCAAGATTTCCGGCGAAGACATTAAGCTGCTGATGGACTTGGCAACTATTGATTATCAGGTAACCTATCAGACATTAACACCGCAGTTGTCTTTGAATATTGACACAATTAGGGAAACAGTTGACGTTAATTACGTTGTCGAAGAGATAGCGGCAGTGCTTGAAGAAGCTGCGGATTCAAGGGTGGTGCTGGCATGATAGATATTATTATTGAGACAAGTGACGGCGATTACGAGTTACCGATCGCGCCGGAAGAAATTGAAATATCAATACCCGGGAACAACGA